ATCAAAGGTCGGCGAGTTTAGACTTGGTGATAAGACTAAACTGAATGCAGAAGAACACCGTCAGGTTGGTGTACATTTGGCTAAGAAGATTGAAGATGCTATCGGTTACAAGCGCCCGACCAATGAAAACTTTGAACAATCTATCACAGCCCGCCAAGGCACTACCGGTATAAAAATGTCGGCCAGAGATCGCGCTATCAACATGCCAGGTCGTCTAGTCAAAGGTAAGTCTTATGGTGCACAAGTAAAAACTGATGAATTGGGTGATGAAGTTTACGATGAACCAAAAGCAGAAGCTCCAGTAAAGCGTGGTCGTGGTCGCCCTTCAAAGGCAACCGAACACGGCGGCAAGAACTTTGATTCGTCTGCAATTGCTGACTTGTTGAAGCAAAAGATGGGCGCATTACCTAAGGTCAAAAAGTCTACAAAGTACAAAGGAGCATAATCATGCCTAAGACACTTTATGAAACGTTCAACATGGTATCGGGGGGGATAAGATATAAGTTCTATCATCCTGAACATGGTGGATTAATTACTTCACAACCTGCCGAGTGGGGAAAAACCTCAAATGCAGTTAAGTCTATGCAGACTGCTGCAAAAAATCTAGGTAAATCCATCATAGTCAAGGATGTCTCAGGAAAGCATGTTGCAAACATTCATGCAGATGGTTGGAAAGACTTGACTGAGGAAGTTGAACTTGAGGAAGGTTCCGCTTTCGTCGGTAACGTGTATCGTGATGGTACTTTCCATAAAGCATGGAAAGATGCTAATGGAGAAGTGGTTGTTAAGAATACAAAAACTGGTGAAGAACATCGTGGTAAGAATCTCGAAGACCTTGAGAAGCATGGTTACTCACAGATGCATAGTGAAGAACATACTCCCGATGATGAAAAGAAGAAGATTCTATTCAACATACGCATTGCTTCAACGGAACACTATCCAACAAAACATTTGAATCATGCTGATCCTGAAATTGCGAAAGCAGCTAAAGAAAAGCTGGAATATATTAAAAATTCCCGCGAAAATTCTGCATATATGAATAACCCAGATAAAGAGTTTGGTATGAATGAATCTCACGTCGGCTTCGCCACGCTCGCTGCCAAAGTAGGACCAAGGGTCGCTGCATATATTGGCGACAAGAAGTATGGTAAGAAGAAGATGGAAAAGGCTGCTGAAGAATATCCGACGTTGACTGACTCCATCAAGTCCGCTCTTGCTCTAAAGATGTTGAAGAAAGAACTTATCTCCGAAGGTTTTGCCGAGACAAATACTGTTGTTACCGGCAACAATTCCGGCGTTTACTTCTTCAATGAAGAAACAAAGGAAAACGTTGTGATTCGTGGTGGTATTGTCATGTCTCTGGACGAAGCAAAAGAAAAACTCGACTCTATTACCGCGAAATCAATTCTTAGTCAACATGGTGACAAAGATTTTTATCAACTGTCTTCAAGTGAAGTTCTTTCTCTTTTGACACATGCCAAGAAATACGGATATCGTAAGTCGAAATATGCTTCTGGTTCCACTGCCAGAATGTTTCATCAACATCTAAAGCGTCTTGCAAACAAGGAATAAAAATGACTCAATTAGTTTATTTTACTCAAACATTCACGCCCACAGAGGTTACTCTCGCCGGCGGAGTCCTTACGTTCGGTTTTGCAACTAATCATTTGCTGACTACTGGGCAAACAATTAAAGTGCAGTGGATTGGTTCTCCAGTAGCATTCACAACCACTGTTGCATCCACTCCAACAGGGACATCATTAACTGCTAACGTACCATCAACTGGAAACGGACCCATTGGACCTAATCCAAAAATCGACTGTTTTGTGACTGCTTCATATTACACAACAGGATTTACTGGTGCTACAGCGGCTGTATCGTATAAAAATAATTCTACTCGCCCCGGAGTGGTCCAATCCTACGTTACTGGAACTGGTGGCGCTGCTTATACTCTACAAATTAGTTTGGATGGGTCTCACTGGATTAATATAAATACTATAACACATTCATCGGTTACCGACGATACTCAGTATACGATTATTGACCCTACCATAAATTTTGTCAGAGCATCAATCACTAGTATTGGTGCAGCAACTCAGTTAACAATAATGCAAGCATCATAAGAAGGAATATCCATAATGAGTTTACAACAATTTGTTTCAGGAAGTAACTGGTCGCCGTGACTCGTCCATCCGATACTACAGCATATGCCGCTGGCGACGTGGTTGGCCCGCCTGGTGGTGGTTCTGATGTGAGACGTTTGCGAGCATTGGCGCAGTCAATGGCACGTTCATGTGACCGACGTGTTGCTGCGCATTTTTGCCACCTCAGTCCCTAGCGGCATGACTAATTTTCGCCCCCACTTGTGCAGTGCGTCACCCGCGTCAGCGTATTCGGATAATGCGGCATGGGTTGCCTGATGGCTACGCCGGCTACATCGGCTACATTGACCTGCCAACAATGGCAGTCAACGGCAGTTCGCTGTACGCGCAAATCAGTCAGATCAACAAAGTTATCGAACTGGATGCGTCTGGCAATTGCTATGGTTATCTGGTCACGACTGGCGATGATTGGGCTGACGAGGGTAATACCAAGTGCTGTTCAATAACCCTCGCAGATTACTGATCGGGCTGCTGTTCTGGTTCGTGCGGCTAGGCGATTCTCGAACTCACAAGGCTTCAGTGCAATAACTCCATAATTAGGTAATTATAAATGAAACTCATATCAGAACTATCAGAAGAAGTACAGACGATTACCGAATCTATCGGCGGTAAGAAAACATATTTTATTGAGGGCATCTTTACTGGAACTGCACCAAACAGAAATCAACGTATATATAATGAATCAGTTCTAAATGGAGCTTTAAAGAAGTTTCAGCCGATTATCGAAGCTAAACGTGCCATGGGTGAATTAAATCATCCTGCTGGACCAACGATTAATCTTGATCGAGTATCCCATCTTATTGAATATATGAAATGGGATTCTAATGGTAAAGACGTTCTAGGTCGAGCAAAGATTCTAGACACGCCAATGGGCAAGATTGCTCAAAATCTTTTGGAAGGCGGTGCCCAACTTGGAGTTTCTACTCGCGGTTTGGGTTCGATCAAACAACTCGGTAATGGATTATCAGAGGTTCAAAGTGATTATACGATGAATACAGTTGATATTGTTGGCGACCCCTCATATTCCCAAGCACTGGTAAATGGTCTTCTTGAAGGGCGTGAATGGGTAATATCCAAAACAGGTGAGATTGAAGAAATTACAATAGAACAACTGAAAAAGAAAAAAATCACAGAAGAACGTAAATTAGCGGCATTCAAATTTTTCGTCGAGTCTTTACTAAGAGAATAGAGTAACATGTCCTTATTGCGGCAAGCTTGCGGCAAACCAGTTATGATTAGATATCATTTTGATATGTGTAAATATAAGGATGTAGAAAATAATATTGATGAATATAGTGAGCAAAATCGCAGTTGTACTAAATAATATTACGAATTATAGGAGTTGTAAATGAGTCTCGAATCAAAAATTAAAGACTTGCTGGAAGGCAAGAAGCTGCCAGGAGTTTCAAACGATGAAGCATCCCAAGAAGGTGCTGTATCCGATGAATCTGTAGACAAAGGCGCCCAAGCCGCTTCCGACAATGCAAAGGCCGAAACAGGCAAGTCAAAGAAGCTAGATAACGGAACTATGGATACAAGTGATCCTGCTGGTGGCGGTCAAGACGGGCAAACAAAGTCCGACAATGCAAAGATCGATGCTGGTAAGTCAAAGAAACTTGGTAACTCAGTTAAAGAACATATGGACGCACTTTCTTTTGGTGAAGACCTCTCAGAAGACTTCATGGTCAAAGCAGCAACGATCATGGAAGCGGCAATTGCCGAAGGTGTTGAACAAGAATTGAATCGTCTAGATGAAGAATATGCTCAACGTCTTGACGAGGCAGTAGACGCAGTAAGGGATGAGTTAGTTGAAAATATTGATGGATACATGACCGAGGCAATTAACACTTGGTTGGAAGCGAACGAATTGGCCCTTGAACGCGGTATTAAAGGTGAAATCATTGAAAACTTTATTGATGGATTGAAGAATTTATTCACTGAGCATTACATTGATGTACCTGAGGAAAAGTTGGACATTCTAGATGAACAAGCAAGCGAAATCGAAGAACTGACCGCTGCCCTTGATGAATCTGTTTCTACTATGGCGAACATGGAACAAGAGATTGTTACATTGAAGCGCGCAAACATTGTAGAGAATGTAGGGTCAACACTGACAGCAACAGAGAAAGACAAGTTTGTTGGTTTGTGCGAAGGTCTTACCTTTGAATCAGCAGAGACTTTTGAACAAAAGGTCAAAACAATAAAGGAAAGTCATTTCCCCAAGACTAAAAAAGCAACCGTAATTGCTGAGTCGGATACTCCAGTTCAATCCGTTGAATTGAATAACACGATGGCAGCATACGTAAACGTCCTTTCTGGTCCTCTATCATTCAAGCGTTAATTATAAACACAAAGAAAAGGAAGTAACAAAATGAAACTAACTCCTCAACAACTCCAAGAAAAGTGGGCGCCAGTCATTGACCACAGTGACATGCCCGAAATCAAGGATCCTTACCGTCGTGCTGTTACAGCTATCTGTCTTGAGAACCAAGAACAGGCTATCCGTGAAGAACGCGAAACCCTTAACGAAAACGGCACTGCTGGTATTGCTCCTGGTAACATTACCGGTAACGTTGGTAAGTTTGACCCAGTGCTTATCGGTCTAGTTCGTCGTGCAATGCCTATGCTGATTGCATATGACCTGTGCGGTGTTCAACCTATGAATCTGCCTACTGGCTTGGTCTTTGCTCTGAAATCGCGTTATGGCGATCAAAGCACGATTTCTGCTGGTACAGAAGCATTGTATCAAGAAGCTAACTCTGCTTACTCCGGTGGTGAATTCGCTGCTCAAGCAACTAGCAATACCCCTTGGGATACTACTACTGGCTACACCGCTGGTACGTCAGGTATCAACGACGGAACTGGTTCAGGTGTCAATATCAACACAACGTTGGCTATGTCTACGACTGCTGCTGAAGGTGTTATTCCTGCTACCATGGGCTTCACCATAGAGAAGCACACCGTGACCGCCCAGTCACGTGCTTTGAAGGCTGAATACTCAATCGAATTGGCACAAGACCTTAAGGCTGTTCATGGTCTGGATGCTGAGGCTGAACTGAGCAACATTCTGTCCCGTGAAATCACCGCAGAAATCAACCGTGAAGTTATCCGTAAGATTTACACCATCGCTATGCCTGGCGCTGACTACGGTACTACCAACGCTGGCACATTTGACCTTGACACCGACGCAAATGGTCGTTGGTCAGTTGAACGCTTCAAGGGTATGCTGTTCCAAATCGAACGTGATGCTAACCGTATCGCAGAAATCACCCGTCGTGGTCGTGGTAACATGCTTCTGTGTTCCGCCGACGTTGCATCTGCTCTGACAATGGCTGGTATGCTGGACTACGCTCCTGCTATCTCTGCTAATCTGACAGTTGATGAAGCAAGCACAACATTCGCTGGTGTTCTAAATGGCAAGTACAAGGTTTATATCGACCCGTACATGTCAAATGGTTCATCGAATCAGTATTACCTAGTTGGTTATAAGGGTTCTTCTCCTTATGACGCTGGTATGTTCTACTGCCCATACGTTCCGCTGCAAATGCTTCGCGCAGTTGATCCTAACACCTTCCAACCTAAGATCGGTTTCAAGACGAGATACGGTATGGTTGGCAACCCACTGGCTGGCGCCGATGCAGACTCTCTGGGTAACGTTGGCATGGCTGCTCAGAAGAATGGTTACTATCGCATGACCAAGGTCGCTAACCTGACCTAATAAGTAAAAGTAGTTTGGATGTATTTGAGGGGGAGCCTATAGGCTCCCCTTTTATTTGACAATATTAAACATATGTGTTAATATAGACGTGATAAATAAACACTAATTAATATGACAGAACATTCTTGGTACACCTCAGTTTATCCAAAAACACCAACTAATTTCCTAGAGTTTTTGGAACGGAATTCGATAACAGAAGAAAACTGCCCGACTTGTCCTGTATGCGGCAAATATGCATCTTATGACAAGTCGTATTCTGATAAATTTATAAAATACTGCTCCGATGCTTGTTCAAAAAAACATGGAAGATTGTCTGATGATCAAAGAACAAAACTTAGCGACAAATCATGGTTATACGAACAAAGAATCACACTTAAAAGAACGTATGACTCAATTGCTAATGAGTTAGGCTTATCAGTTATTCCGATAAAGAAATACTGTAAGATTCATGATATACCTAAAGTGAGATATAATGAATCTTTATACTCGGTAAAACAAAAAGTTCTTGATTATGAATGGTTATATCATGAGCATAAAGTAAAACATAGAACTTTAGATGAGATTGCAAAAGACGTAGGAACAACAAAATCCACCTTGTCGGTCTACTTAAAAAAACACAAAATTGAAGCAAATTCCCCAAATTCTTATGATCGGGAATTTACCAGAGAATCTAAACAACAAAAAGAAGTCAATGATTTTATCAAATCTCTTGGATTTTCAACAAAAACTGGAGATAGAAAATTGCTTGGTAATGGTCAAGAATTAGATATTGTCGTTGAAAGTAAAAAGATTGCATTTGAGTTTAATGGTGTGTTTCATCATCTGTATAGACAAAATGAAAAATCCGTTTCTGCCAGAAAAGACTCTAACTATCATTTGAATAAAACGGTACTTGCTGAAAAGTCTGGTTATAAATTATTTCACTTATTTTCTGATGATTGGTCATACAATACTAATGTAGTCAAATCAATAATAGCATCAAAGTTGGGTATCTATACCGATAGATTATACGCTAAAAATTGTGGTGTAAAACAAATAGACAAGCAAACTAAGCAAACGTTTTTAAAAGAAAATCATATTCAAGGCAGTGATTTTTCGTCGTTTTTTTATGGTTTATTTTATAAAAATGATCTAGTTTGTGTGATGACTTTTTGTAAATCGAGATATAACAAAAAATTTGATTGGGAATTGAGTAGATTTGCTACCAAAAAGAACACTCAGGTTGTTGGAGGATTTTCTAAATTACTTCAATCTTTTAGAAAAGACCACTCGGGGTCGATAATTTCTTACGCAGATAGATGTTTGTCTTTTGGTGATGTATATCAGTCAAATGGTTTTGAATTGATAAAGATTAATCCTCCTAGTTACTGGTACGTCAATATAAAAGAACAACATGTACGAATGCATAGGGCAGCATTTATGAAGAAAAAAATCGCTCCAAATGATAAACGCCCTGAATGGATTATTTTGAAAGAACGTGGCATAGAGAGAATATGGGGCTGTGGCACCCTAACTTTTGGCATTCGATAAATACACAACATGTGAGGTCAACAAATGAGCATAGACAAATATCTAGATGTATTGAGTAGCACTGACAGAATAAACACACAAGAAGTATCAGAAGCAGATATCGCAGCCTTTGCATCATCTTGGTTAGTAGAGAAGGGATATCCGGTCATTCACACCGACTTTCACGATCTTCAACAAGATTTCCTAAACAAGAATTATCCAGCGAGACAAGAAAATGCCTGATATAGGTTGCGAATACGATTTTAGTCTGTTTCAACAAACTTCTTATCAACTGAATTTCAGTAAGATTCCGGGTGTACCCTTTTACTGTCATTCTATCGTGTTGCCCGAAATGGTGATGAACAGCGCATATATGGCAACTCGCTTTCACGATATTGCTTTGCCAGGTGAGAAGATAAAGTTTACTGATCTTACGGTTGAGATTCTGCTTGATAAGAATCTAACAACGTATCTCCAGATTTACAACTGGATGCGAAATCTATCAGTTTTGAATTCAATCAAGACAACTGATATGTCTAATTGTAACGTAACTGTTGGACCGAAGTCGTTTATCATGAACGGAGTATATCCAATATCACTTCCTTCCATGACACTAAGATCGAATCCAACGGACGCTGATCCAATCACGTTTACGGCCGCATTCGCCGTTGAGTGGTTCGACATTCAGTAAATTTGACTTCACCAAATTCATATAGTATTATGGTCATATGTGTAAAACTATGAACATACTATGTCAAAAATTGAAGATATTCTACTAGATTGGAAAGAGGACTCGAAGATAAATCAACTCAAAATTGCTGAGGAGATTGCTCGTGTTCCTTTTCTACATTCAAAGTACCTCGCATACTTTGTCGAATTTCGCTCAAAACGGGCGGCGGCAATTCGTGCACTTAGTGCACTCAAGAATCTGAAACGCAGATACTACCGTGGCGAGTTTACTAAAAATGATCTCATTTATCACAACTGGCCGCAATGGCAAGGTCTAAAGCCAAACACCACAGAACTAAATCAATTATTTGAACAAGACGCTCAATTGAACGAAAAAGAGGAACGTCTTGAGTATTACAATACTTCATTGAGTACGATTGAATATATCATGAAGGAAATTAACTCGAGAGGATATTCACTAAAAACATTGTTCGATTACCAGAAGTTCATGGAGGGAAATTGATATGATAGACGATTCACTAACCGAGAAACGACAAGAAGCATTGCGACAGATTTTTGAAAAAAATTGGTAATGAAAGTTTCAATCGTAAACTACGCAAGGAACTCTTAGAAATTGAAGAAAGGGAGCAGCGTTATAAATTAGAACAAATGCTTCTTCGGGAAAAACATAGATATGATACTTACAATATATGACAGATAAACTAACAATAACAAAAAAGAACGAGTCCTGGTTGCACCTAGATGCAGAAGTCTGGATGCTTCAAGAATTAGACGATGCATTCAAGTTCCAAATGCCTGGGTTTCAACATACGCCACAATTCAAGAATAAGGTATGGGACGGATATGTCCATTTGATATCCGTATATAAGCAAAAAACTCACGTCGGCATCGCCCGGCAGATTATTGAATTTTGCGAATCCCGAAATTATGAGTGCGTTATGAGTGATTCTCAATATGGGCTTCCAATTGAGAAATCGTCTGTGACCGCACCAGAACTTGTTGATTTTGTAAAGTCATTGAATCTTCATTCTGATGGTAATTTAATTGAATTTAGAGATTATCAATATGAAGCAATATATCGGGCACTCAGAAACTACAGACGACTAATTTTATCTCCGACAGGTTCAGGCAAATCATTTCAAATCTATGCGATAGCCAGATATCTTATTGAATCTGATCTTAGAGTTTTGTTGATGGTTCCTACTGTGTCTCTTGTCAATCAAATGAAATCCGATTTCATTGATTACTCATCGAAGAATGAATGGAACGTCGAAGATAATGTTCATGTGATATATGCTGGACAAGTTAAAAATTCAAAGAAAAGTTTTTTTATATCCACGTGGCAATCACTTCAAACAAAGTCTAATATACCAGATGAATGGTTTGCTCAGTTTGATGCGATTATTGTGGATGAAGTTCATCAAGGCAAATCAAAAGAGATTTCTAGTATTGTAGAAAAATGCATCAACGCTAAGTATAAAGTGGGTTTTACTGGATCATTGGATAGATCAAAGACCCACAAACAGATGCTCATTTCGTTGTTTGGTGAAGTTTCAAAGGTAGCATCAACAAAAGAACTTCAAGAGAGAAAACTTTTAAGCGACATAAAAATCAAGAACATAGTTTTCAAGTATTCTGCTGATACCTGTAAAACACTAAGAAAGACCGAATATGCTAAAGAAATGGATTTTATCATTGGTCATGAGAAACGTAATAAATTTATTAGAAATCTTGCATTATCTCTATCGGGAAACACTCTTATATTATTCAATTTTATCGAAAAACATGGGGATGTTCTGCATAGACTTATTAGCGAGTCTGCCGGCGATAGACCCGTTTACTACGTTCATGGCGGAACTCCACCAGCGGAAAGGGAATCGATACGAAATTTGATTGAGACTGGAAATGATGTTATAGTATTAGCATCATCTGGTGTGTTCTCGACCGGTGTGAACGTCAAGAGAATACACAACATCATGTTTACCAGCCCGACAAAATCCCTCATTCGAGTTATTCAGAGTATCGGTAGAGGATTGAGAATGTCCAAAGACAAGACACACGTTACCTTGTTTGATCTAGCGGATGATTTGCGAATTGGTAAGCATGAAAATCATACGTGGGACCACTTTGGAAAAAGACTGGAAATTTACTCCAAAGAGGGATTCGAATATAGTATCATAGACATTGATTTGGAGAATAAATGAACAAGAACGAACGAGCACCAGTTATCGTAATGTTGGATAATGGAGATACCCTATTTACAGAAACTGATGGTATTGCTGATGAGAACGATTTTATGACACTATATTTGCCGCATAGGGTAACAGCAAACGAAAATCAAATACTACTAATGCAATGGGTTCCGTTCTCTGAAGATGAAGAATATTTTGTGCATATTTCAAAGATTCTAAACGTTTGTCATATGGATGAGCAACATAAGCGGCTGTTCGGCAGCGTTGTAGCCACAAACGTCATGCGCAATTTAAAAGATCGAATCGTAACAGCAGTAAAACTAAACGTTCGTTTGAACGAAGAACTGGATATTCTTCTTAGTGATATGCTAATGTCATTACTAGAAATATCTAATCGGTATAACATGGAGAAACCAAAACTAAAAGACATTCATAATCAGTTTTATAGTTTAGTTTCTAGCACTTTCCCGGAGCACAAATCAAATTATGTCAACTAAATTATTTAGATGCTTTAGATATTTGTTGAATCCCATCAATGTCATTTCTTTTCTAACAGAGATTCTACAAATGATACGTTCTCTTTTTATTCCTGTCATTGATTTGCGTATTTTATTTTTATGATCTTCAGTGATGTATTTATGTAACATAAGGAAATAAACATGAAAAAACAAACAAATCATTATGTTTCGAATGATGATTTTATTATTGCACTTACCGAACGTAGAGCAATTTTAGCGAAACTTGCTCCCGATGAAGAAAAGCCTGTTATTTCTGATTATATTGCCAAGTGTATATTCGATATTTGTAACAAGTTATCATATCGCCCAAACTTCATAGGTTATTCTTTCCGCCAAGAAATGGTTGGCGATGCACTGGAAAATTGTCTACGAGTCGTTGATAATTATGATCCCGAAATCTCAAAATACGCATTTGCTTACTTTACACAAATTGCTTGGTATGCCTTTGTTCGTAGAATTGGCACTGAACAGAAACAATCCTACATCAAAGCAAAAATTATCGAGAGTATGCCTATCAATGAACTTATCAACACTGAAGATGGTGAGATAGGCGCCGTAATCGAAGATATGAGACAGCAATATTACTTTGACACAAAAGGTTATGAGGCAGCAAAGGCTGCGAAAAAGAAAGTGATAAAGGACTCTCTCGAAGAATTCATGGAAGAGAAATAACATGAAAGTTATTGTATTGGGCGACGTGCATATCGGTGCAAGAAACGATAGCCAAGTATTTGCTGATTATCATATCTCATTTTTTACGGAACAGTTGTTTCCGTACATGAAAAAGCATAAGATCAAACATATAATTCAACTAGGAGACATATTTGATCGTAGAAAGTTCGTAAACTTTGTTGTTCTAAATCAATGGAAGACAAAAGTTTTCGATTATATGCAGGCCGAGAAAATTACAATGGACGTGTTGCTAGGCAATCATGACGTGTATTTTCGGAATACGAATGATGTGAGTTCTCCTGTTCTTCTTTTGCGCGAATATTATAACATAAACGTTTTTGTTGAGCCTACCGACGTAACCATTGGCACCTCAAAATTTATGTACATCCCTTGGATAAACTCAAGCAATCTTGAGTCTACACTGGAAAAGGTGAAAGCGTCGGAAGCGATTGCCGCATTTGGTCATTTCGAGTTCGCGGGCTTTCAGATGGATAAAGGACAGAAGCATGAGGACGGTCTTTCGACTAAAGACTTCAAGAAGTTTGATTCTGTATATTCTGGGCACTTTCATCACCGCAATGATGATGGGCATGTTTTTTATGTTGGTACGCCATATCAGATCACGTGGGTCGACCATGAATCCACAAAGGGATTCCACGTATTTGGCACGTCCACACTGGAAATGACATTCATCGAAAATCCTAATTTGTTGTTCCATCGTATGGTCTATGATGATCAACTTGACCCAGACAATCATTACAAATCGTTTGATCTTTCTGGTCTAGCAGGTAAGTATGTAAAAATCATCGTTTCAAGCAAAACAAATCTATATGGATTCGATCAGTTGTTGTCCAAGCTGTACGCGCAAGGACCTGCGGACGTGAAGATCATCGAGAACGTCCAAGAACAGGAACAGTCCGGCGAAAAACTTGATCTTGAGAGCACCAAAGAAATTCTTGACAAAGCGGTGGACTCGCTTGATAATGTTCTAGATAAAAAAGTTCTCAAGAAAATGCTCCGCGCACTCTATACGGAAGCACAACAAATGGAAGTCGTATGATCAAGTTTGGTTCAATCACACTAAAAAATTTCATGTCGGTCGGCAATTCGCCTCTCGTTATCGACTACAATCAAGCAAAGTCTGTACTTGTTACCGCAACAAATGGAACAGGAAAAAGTTCCATTATGCTAGACTCTTTGACGTTTGCTCTGTATGGTAAACCCTATCGAAACATCAATATTCCCCAGATTATAAATTCCGTAAATCAGAAGGGACTTGAGGTCGATCTTACTTTCACTGTGAACAAGGTGAAATATCGCATTGTACGAGGCATCAAGCCTAAGAAGTTTGAAATCTACAAGAACGGCAAGTTGCTCAATCAAGACGCGGACACGCGAGACTACCAGAAGGTGCTTGAACAAACAATCTTGAAGATGAACTATCAAACGTTCACTCAAGTGGTCATTATGGGTTCGGGCAATTATGTGCCTTTTATGAGACTAAAGGCGGCAGCAAGACGTGAGTTCATCGAAGACATTCTTGATATCAAGATTTTTTCTGTCATGAATAACTTATTGAAACAACAAGTAAAAACACACTACGAAGAACTTGACAAGATAACCACAAACATCAACTTCTTGAAAGAGAAGATCAAGATGCAGCAGTCGTTTGTGGAAAAGTTGGAGAGCGAAAAAGAGGGTAAGAAATCTGACATTGAGAAGGAAATCATTCGACTGAATGAAGAAGTTCACGCACAATTCGTAAAGATAGAAATGTTGACGTTGGGCATCAACGCAGCAGAGTTGGACGATACCGCTTTCGAACGGATAACAACCAAGAAGTCCGAATTGCTCAATATCGCAAAGCAGATCAAGACGAACATCGCAAAGCAAGACAAGGACAAAGACTTCTACGCAACCACCGATATTTGCCCCACATGTCACCAGAGCATTGAGGAACATCATCGGGAAAATTTGATCAAGAAGTCGACCAGCAAGATTGTTGAGTTCGAAGAAGGTCTAAAGGAAATCGAAGAACGCATGAAGTCGTTCAATGAGCAAATCACACGTATTAGCGAAACGCAGGATCAGATAAGAAAACTACAAAGCGAAATCGGAACATGCAACAGTGCGATTGCTATTGCCAATTCATTGTTATCAAAACATCATCAAGAACTCGGAAACATGTTGCAGGACAACGGTTCCATCGATGATGAAAAGGAAAAGTTGAGTTCCCTAGCTAAAGATATCTTGTCGGCGTCCGAAACTAAAAAAGAACTGAAGAAACAGGAATCGTACTATGATGCTATCTCTGGAATGCTCAAGGACACTGGCATCAAGACTAGAATCATCAAGCAATACGTACCTGTCTTGAACGGGCTGATCAAAAAATATCTTGACCTGATGGATCTGTTTGTTTCATTTGAGTTGGATGAAAATTTCAACGAAACTGTAAAGAGTAGACACCGCGACACGTTCACCTACGAATCCTTTAGTGCGGGGGAGCAGCAACGAATAAACTTGGCTCTAATGTTTGTTTTTCGTGACGTTGCTCGTCTAAAGTCATCTGTAAATACGAACCTCTTGATCATGGATGAAATCATGGATCAGTCACTTGATCAAGCTGGCATCGATGGATTCTTGAGCATCGTTGAATCACTAAAGGACACAAATCTGTTCGTGATCAGTCATCGGGAGAACCTTGGGGATCGTTTCGATGCTAATCTAAAGCTGACAAAACATGGTAATTTTACAGTGATTGACAATAATTAACATCTTCTGTAACATGTAGTCATTCGCTCAATATTAGATTGTAAAGAGGATGACTATCATGAAATCGTTCAAAGAATTCGTTGCGGAAGAAGTTGAA